ATTTTAGTTGATTTAAAAGATTGATGCCGCAAAAGTACGTATTCTCTAATAAAAGCAATCGGTTTTTGATTAATTTTTGTGTTAAACTTTGTAAAAAGTAACAATTCGTAAGTTCCGTTACCGCTTCTCTGTTACCAAAATAACATAAAATGGTAACAAAATAGCGTTAGAACGAACAAGAATGCCATTCTAACGCTATTATTGTATCTACTATTGGAATTATCCTATCACCACTTCAAGGCTCTCCATATCGGCGAACTTCAAGCCGCAATCCTTAGCAGCCTTGAAAAGCTCCTTCTCGTCAACTGCCTCGATGGCTACCTCTACCTCCTTGTCGGCAAGCTCTGAGAAGTACTTCTCGGTCTTCTGCTTCTGGTTGAAGAAATACTCATTAACCTCTGCGAACTTGGCGGAATCATCCTTGGTGTATTCGTAGCCCTCATCGGCGTGCTTCTGCTCCAACTGCTGGCACTCCTGGAGCTTGCGCTGCATCTCCTCGAACTTATCGTCCTTCAAGCTCTCCTGCGCTTCCTCCACATCCTTGTCGTAGGTATCGGCTACTTGGCGCAGAGCCTTCATATTCTTCCAAACTCGCATAGCGGCATCATCGCTCATTGATGATGTCTTCAATGCCTTCAATGTTCTGTAGGCTGCAACAGCCTCGATAGTCTTAATCTTCTTCATTTTGTTCTGCTCTTTATGTTAAACTTAAAATAAAATTCTTAATACTCCGCAAAGATACGAAATATATTCTGTATATGCAAGGATATAAGAGGAATTATTATAATGCTTAAATTGCCTATATTTTATTTCCATGTTATTCTTTGAACAACAATACTACCTACTGCTGGGTAGCTAGGTGGATTGTCTGAATGTACTCTCGTTCCTGCGGCACTACCTTTCTTCATAGAACCAGTAACTTTATAATTACTTACCTGTTTTCTTTCCTTCACGCCCGACTGATATGTAAAGGAGATGAAAGCTTCTATGGTATAATCTTGAGTAAGAACTCCATTTCCATCAAAAACAATATCAAATCCTTCTACAGGATAATTGTTCCAGCTTTCTCCATTTCCCACGTTTATCATTTGTTTGGTTACATAGACTGCTACAGTGAAGTGAACGGTGTAAGCTGCCGTCTTCTTGATTTGCAACGCAAAAAACACCTTACCCTCCGGCACGCAATATATCTCTCCATCACTCTGAAGCTTAGTGGTACAAATCAAGCCACTTACAGATATAATAGCATTCTTGACTATACAAGGTACTGCTGTAGCATAATACTCTTCGTGGCTATTCATGTGCTCTAAAACTTCATCAATAAGTCTTGTATTGCTCATCAGATTCGGGCATATCCATCTCGGTGCTGAAGTCTGCCTTTCTGTATTGGCATTTACCTCTTTGAATGTGGAACTGGATACACAGAGATACCAATTACTTACTCCCCTTACAACAAGTCCCAAACGATAATATCCATTATTAATATCGAGGATATTATTAATAGGTATTACATCTGAACCTACAATTCCGAGTGCTTGCCACGACTGGCTATATAAATCTGAGCCAGCCCATCTACACTTGAAGCTGGTATATAAGAGACTTGTACCTTCAAGGCTTACATTGAGGGCAGAGGAATCTGTCTTACCTGGTGACGTGCTGATGGTTCTAGTCTTGTAGCTATCCAATCCGATTACACCATTGTAGAATCCTCCTAAAGGGGCAGAGGTCTTTGCACTATACCCATTTGTTAATGTTTCATTGTTAACGAAATCGCCTAAACGATAGGGCGAACTGCTACCTCCTCTAGGTCTGGTATATGTCCATTCACTGGCAGCATCCAGTACATTTGTCAAGGAATATGTACTCAGGCTAAAAGATGAACCTCTCCGAAACTCATTGGTAAGTAATGAATTGGTGGTGAAATCCAGACCATAACGGCAGTTGGCTCTGTCTCGTTCTGTAATATTAAACGGCTTGGCTATGTTCATTGGCTTGTATTTTGCCCATTTATTGATATTGGCGGACTTGCAAAGAGTAGCCAAATCATTACTTGATTCTCCCAGCACCGACTTAACATCATCGATGGATATGGGGGGGGTGATTTTTCCGTTATTTACACTCATATTTCTTTCTTTTTTATCGTTATACTTTTTTATATATATCTACTACATATCGGGCATAATACTACTAAATGGGATAAGACCCTTTGTAACCCAAGTACCATTTGCTATCACGTATATCTTATACGATTTTCCACTTGTAAGATTTGTGAATCTTACAGTTTTGGTTTCGCCTGCATTCATCGTTCCTATGGTCTCGTAGTATTCTCCACTTACCATAGCCTGTCCTTTAGACGGGTCGGTCTGATATACGCAATATACAGCAACATTTTTTACTGTAGTGGCGTTATTCTTCATCTTCAGCGTTACGATGATTCTACCAAGCTTCTGCTCTGCCGTAATCTGTGCGAAGTTGCTTGCAACAGCTTGTGACTGGCTGATGATGGAGAGCTGCTTGCCTCCTGCGAGGTTTGGGATGGCGTAACAAGTCATCTGATGAAGGGTGTGGTCACTGAAGTAGTTGAATGAGCAGAACATCGGAAAGGCAAGGTAATCGCCTACCTGAAGGGCGTTCTTGGGCAGCGGCACGGTGAATGTGCCCACGCTGGATGCCGTGGTGATGAACATGAGGGTGGACTTGCTCTTATCGGTGATGATGTAGCCGAAGTACTTATCCTTGAATGCGGCGAAATCGAAATAGCTTATCTGTAAGCCATCTACCGATACGATATTGTGTTCCGTGAGTATCTGATTGGTATCACTCTCACGGATGAACACGTTGGTGGATAGATAGTCCTTCACCTCGGGATTGGCATTATGAAAATAACCACGAAAATCTCCAAGGCGGAATGGAGAAGACGCACCGCCAGTTGGCTTGTTGTATAAGGTGGTATATCCATTATTAGCCTTTGAATATTCAGCTACAAGGTCTTTCCAGTTGTTCTTGCCGTTTTCTATCGTGATATTGATGCCGTAGTTGCCATCCTTTGCCTTGTACCAGTCATCGGGGAAAGGTGAGGGGTACACGGTAGGCTTATACTTCGCCCAAACATTTATCTTCGGTGACGTACACAGCGTGGCAAGGTCGCCGCTGCCTTCTCCGAAGAGGTTCTTCAGGTCGTCGATACTGACGGGAGCCGTTATTTTTCCGTTTGCTAATGCCATACGCTTAATCTTTAAAACTTAAAACACTAGGCAAGGCAGCTCTATAAGAGCCACCCTGCGTTAATACTTACGATACTTACTCTGCTGCCTCGCTAGCCATGTTGGCAGCGATAGCGGTATCAACCTCTGCTATCAATGCTGACACCTCACTGAGCTTGCTCTGAGGGATGCCGCTGATGTTGTAGGTCAGCTCGCTGCCGTTGGAGCTTGCGTTCGCATTGCCGAGATAATTACCATTCGCATCTGTGTAGATACTCATATTGATGCTGTCGATGTTGCCACCCGTCTTGTCAACATTGTAGGTAATTTCTACTCGATAGCCGCCCTTGGTATAAGTGGCGGTTGTCTGTTCACTCTTCTTGTTAATCTTTAAATTCTCCATTTTCTTAACTAATTTAATAAATTAATATTCTTGTTATCTAATCTCTTCTTGTTATTGCCGTCCTGCTTTCCACTCAATCGCTGAACCTCTGATTCGAGGAAGACCACCCGAGCCTTCAACCTGCTGACCTCATCGCCCACCTGCTCGATAGCACCGAATGCCGTTGCAATCAGCTTCGGAGACCAGTAGTTGATCTTGTAGTAGCCCTTCTCGTCAGTCTCCACGATGTCCTTTAAGTGAGGGTTGCACAAGACGTGCTGTGCAATCCATCCTATAGACCTTGTATTGTCCTTCTTCCAAGCAAAGCCGTACGTGCCACCCATTGCCTTGATGATGCCAAAGTAGTCCAGCTTCCGCAAATCCTGCTTCAAGCGGATGTCTGAGGAGGAGTAGGCGGTGATGCCACCAGTAGCAAGTACATTTCCAATAACATCTATATTACCAACTTTTAATTTAATGAATCCGTATGAAGTCCACAGTTCTATATACTTTGTTGATGCAAGTTTGTTTAATACATCATCACCGAAAAATCTACTTCCAACATAATTTCCATTTGATGAAAAGAACGTTAGACTACCAGCAGCGTTCTGTTTGTCAGAAAGTAAGCTATCTGTCTCACCCTTGGTGTAATAATTGGCAAGACTTTGATGACTAGTAAGATAGCCTTTGTCATTTGTTAATTGACTTACTTTTGTCGGAATATCTTCAGTTCTAGCAATTTTCTTCCAAGCATCCCAAGTAGTACTAGATGTAGCAATCCTTGTCCATAACCTACCAGTAGCAGTATAAGCAATCTGTATAGGATACCCACCTGATAAATCACTTGCTGTTATACCATAACTTCTCCAATGTAATATTCCGTGATAAGTATCACCATCCGATAAACCATCAGTAGTATTAGACATAAACACTGGATAAATGCCTCTAATATAACTAGTCGGAGAAAGTACAGTACTACGCTTATCAGTAGAAATAATATGGTCTAGTGTTTGATGACTAGTCAAGAACGTTATTCCCTTTGTCACGCTGATAGTCGTTCCGTTCTTACTGATGGCTGTCACTGCGTTTCCACTACCGCTAACACTAACGTCCATAGCCGAGCCTCCTTCTAGGCTGACGATACGACTATCAAGAGCCTTGATGGAGTAGGCAGATGCTATCTCACTGAGCGATTCGCTAGTAAGCTTCAAGGCATCTGCATAGCTCTTCACACTACCATTCAACCCACCACCACTACTTGTACCATCATTTGCCCCGTATGCACTGATTCCGCCTGTGGTATAGAAGTTGGCAGCGGTCTTTCCATCCTTGTTGATGATATAGAGGTTACCGCTATCATCTACTTTGATGTCAACGCTTCCTACTCTCAACACCTTGAACGTACCTATTCCACTTGATGTTACGTTTGAGTTGACCGTTAATCCACCTGTAAGAGTTCCACCAGTTAAAGGAAGATATGGATGAGTATGATGTAGCTTCGAGTACACACTGTCGTGATTATGCCCTGCGCTTGCCGCACCTACATTTGCATAGGTCAGATTGAAGGTCTTCGCCGTGCTACCATCATAAGAGCCGAGGCTTGTGCCGTTGGCTTGAATGGTTATGGCTGTAGGGGACTTCAATGCCGTTGGATAGGCAGGGAGCGAAATCACGTTGTTTGATGCCGCATAGCTCGTCTCTCCTAGCTTGACACTTGAGGCATAGCCGTGGGTATGACCTATTTTCGAGAACGTATTGTTTGCGTCTGCCGTCTTCATATACGCTGCCAAGCTCTGATGAGAAGTGAGGTATGTTCCGAGGTCAACGATAGTTCCAGTTGAAGGGTTTATCGTCTTCTCTGCGCCATTAATCTTCACCTTGTGGGTATGACCTACAACAGCATAGGTGCTGGCTGCGTCTGCTGATTTGAGATACGCCGCCAAACTCTGATGCGAGGTGAGATATGTAGCACCCTTCGTGAAGGTGATGGTCTTGCCGCTCTTTGTAACGGCAGTAACGGCATTTCCACTTCCGCTAACTGCTATCGCATTCACGTAACCATCGAGAGACTGATGAGCCGTGAGGAACGTACCCTTCGCGAAAGTAATTACACCAGTACTTGCATCATATGTTGCACCAGTGAGGGCATTGCCGCCAGTTGGCACAGACACGCTGATACTAGGAACAGCACTTGCTACATTCTGAATCTCCGAATAGAGCTTTGCTACTGAGTATGCAGAAGCAATCTCTGAAAGGTTTTCCGTAGTAAGCCTGATAGCATCAGCATAAGCCTTTACAGAGCCGTTGAGACCACCGCCACTTGATGATGATGTTCCCACACCATAGGCAGAAACACCACCACTTGTGTAGAGGTTAGCCACCTCGTTAGTCGTAGTGTTTGTAATCTTCAACGCCTTATTGGTTGCGTCATACTCCAACTTGATATTACCGATAGATATATATTTTCCGCTAGGCACAATGATGCTTCCATTGATGTCAGCAGTGCCATTGAACGAATTTCCCCACAATTTGCGAGCATTCGTGAGCTGGAGAGCCTTTTTCGCTGAACCGCTTGTGAAGTAGCCCTGCAAGGTGGTGATACTCGTCTTATTGGCTGATATGCCCGAAGCATTTACCCCTTCTGCCTTTTTCGCTCTTGTTACCTCGTCAGATATAGACTTATTGATTCCGTCAACAATACCGCTCAAAGTGTCAGTCTGTGCAATATTTGCGAGGAAGCTCACCACCTCGTTCCACTTGTTGATAATTCCGTCCGCAGTCTCCTCGTCAGTAGTCATAAGGGCGTACCAGTCATAGGCACTATCCCAATGAGTTACCTTTACGGATGAAATGCCGTCCAACACAGACTTATTGCTATGAGTATGCTTTGCCGATACCGCACCATCCCAAGCCGTCTGCTTTGTCGTTGTTGGGATGGAGTACCCAGAGGCAAGACTAATGGCAAACGTGCCGCTTGTTGTGATGGTCTTTGTTGCACAAGTCAAACCTGTAGGAAGTGTAAGTCCTACAGATGTAACAGTACCCTTGTTGGTGGTATAGCCCTTTGCATCAATCTCCGCTTTGGTATAATAGCTTGCGAGAGACTGATGGGTAGTCAGATACCCAGCATCGTTAGTAAGCTGGCTTACCTTTGTGATGCGGTCAGTGATTTCCGCCCACTTATGGGTGTGCGCACTAGGTGCAAACGTTGATGGTTTACCCGTAATGTTATTCCAAGAGAGATTCAGACCGCCAAGTTCTGTGGCTATGTTGTCAATTCGGCTGCTGAGAGCCTTGATAGCATAGGCGTTCGGGATACTGGTCAAGTCTGCATCCGTATAATTCCCATCTATGATTCTCGCATAGCTGATTACGCTTGCATTCAAGCCGCCACCGCCTGAAACACTACTTGCTCCGTATGCTGTGATACCGCCTGTGGCATAGAGATTACCATCAATCTTGATAGCCTTGTTGGTTGCATCATATATGATGCTGATTCCGTGAAAGGTGATTGCACCCTCGAATGTAGCATCGCCCGATACACCAAGTTTGGAAAATGGTGCGTTTGGCTTCAGCGACACAAGGTCAGCAACGCTCGTTCCTGCACTTCCTGACTTCCATGTAGGCTCAAAGAAGGTGAGGTATGCACCCAAGTTCTTTTCGCTGATGATGAAAGATGTAGGGTCAGCGTGAACCCTACCATCAGTTCCCCACCAGATTGCACCACCTGCCACATAGCCCGAGCCATCGAAGCGGAAGATGGTGTTGGCAGGAGTCTTAGAGCCATCGTTGTAGTCCTTATCGACCATTTCGCCACCGAACCAAGCGGCGACACCACCTCCCTTTGCAGACTTCTCCGTTATACCATTGATACCTGCCGTAGTGTTTCCGTCCGTGTCTCGCAAACCGATGAGTGATGTAAGAACCAGACCTCCGTTAATCTCAGTATCAGGAGTATCCATCAGAGCCTTCTTTAAATAAGCAAGGCTGGTTACGTCACCTATAACTACACCGAGGTTAACATAAATCTTGCTAGTTATATAGGCGTTTGCCAAGCCAAGCTTGTCGTAAAATGCGCTGTATGCGGACTGGAAGTTGGTAAACTTCGTTCCGACAGCAGATACGATGGTAGCCTTGCCGTTAGTATCAGCCACATTATATCTCGCAGAAATATCTGAAAGATACTTGATGAGTTCTTTCTTGGCAGTCGTGAGAGTAGCAAAAGCGGTATTGAGGTCGGTGAGTTCCTTGGTGCCCTTCAGTACCTCTGCATCCTTCACCTCATTATATGACTTCTGCGCTGCCGCAAAATCATCTTCAAGTCGCTTAGAATCCTGCGCCATAGCCGCAATCTCAGAAGGCTCTAGGTAGCCATCCTTGACGTAGTTGTCGAATGCCTTCTTGTTGGTGGTGACGGTCTTGCCGAGGTTCGTAATGTTCGTCTGTGCTGTCTGTGCCGCCTTTTGAGCTTCTTCTGCTGCTTTTTTAGCTGCGTTGGCAACGGTATCATCGGTGTATTTAGATGCCTTGATCCAATCACCGATGACGAACTGAGAACCAGCCGCTTTATGGGTCTGACAGCGCAATACCTCATTCTTGTAGGTACTGCCGTCAGAAGGATATGTAGCATTGACCCAGATGTCACCAACTTGGTATGGTGGGTTCGGTTGAGTGCTAAATACCTTCATTTTCCCGTCTGCGGTCTCCTGTGCCTTGCTTGCATCAGAGAGGGCTTTGGCAATATCGGTGTCCGTGATGATTGTCCACTTATAGGTGTTGCCATCCTTGGCAAAGCGGTATGCCTTGCCCGTCTTGTTGTCGTAGTAAAGGTCGCCGAGATGGGTATCTTTATCCTTATCGGTCGTCCAACTGCTTGCTGGCGCATTAGTCAGTGTAGGCACACCCTCATAGAACCACGTCTCGATAGCCCCATCCACCTGATTCTGCAAGTCGGTAATAACCTGCGAGTTCTTGATGAGATTGTTCACCTGCTCCTCGGTCAAGCCCTTTGCTGAGTTCTCCTTAATATACTGAGACAGTTCCTTGCCATCCACGGTAGATTTGGCTGAGATTTTGCCTTTAACAGATACCTGCTTGGCTGCGCTGTCATATTTTATGTAGCTACTACCCTCATAGCCATTCTCCTTAGTAGGTCGGTCGCCTACATACATATCACCATAGACATTAAAAAATGCCTTATTGGTCTGCTTGTTCACACCATACTCCACGTACTCCTTGTTTGCAAAGGAATAGCTGTTGATGCCGTGATAGAGGCTGACGGATGGCGAATAGGTATCTACCGCCGAGAAGATAAGGCAGTTTTGACGTTCTACATCGGTTCTATTACCGCACTGCGACAACACATCACCTTTAGCAGGTACGTCGCTTGCCGTAGCGCAATCGGTATCGGAAAGGTCGATATAATGATACTTCTTTCCTTCCAGCTCTACAGGGTCTTCATCGCGACCGATTACCAATCGCCAGTAAAAGTGATTACCCACCTTATGATAAGTGCCCTTGCGAACGTTGAATGACTCTGAACGCACTTGGTCGCCAATAGCGAAATCATTATCCACGGCATCGCCTTCCTGCTCTGCTAAGAAATAGCAACGATAAGCCTTCTGTGACACATTATTATATGTCACAGTAACCTCTTCCACCTTATGAGCCACAACACCACCAGCAGGAGAGATTATCTCCTTACCACCGATGGTGGAGGTTTTCTTGATTACCAACTCCTCGAAGATAGCCTTCATTCTAACCTCCAGGTAGTCGGTAATGAGATGAGAACGACCTTCTGCATCGGGAGTCCAGGAACCGCCGTTCTCATTGTTAGAGTTACCGACAACCAAACCACTTAAAAGCTTCTGAATCTTCTCCCAAGTGATAGTACCCTTGGCGGTGTTATCCTGCAGCCTAGATACAAACTCCATCCTAGAACGTCTAGCAGAATAAACGTTGCTATCAGATGCAGGAGTAGAATCATTCAGCCCAATTACATAGACACCACCATTACCGCTTCCTGTGCCGCCTATCTGCATTCCGTTCACTGTGATGGAGTCAACCTTGTCTTCCAACTTACCCAACCGGCTAGTTGCAGCCTTTTCTCCTACTGTGTACTGAGGGTGGTCGTAAGGGATATCCAAAGGTATCTCCATGCCGATGATACGAGAGTTTCTGTAGTGCTTGCCATCCGCGTCCACCTGCGCAAACATATCATTAATCAGCTTTACCTGTTCACCGAGAGGATGGTAATCGTATGTTCCATCATTGTAGAACTTATCGCCATCCATCGTGCAGGTGAAGTTTGAGTTGCTGATCATGGTTTTCTGATAGTACTGCTTCGCTCTATCGAACAGAGACAACTGAGCGGTAGGGATGAGGTCCGTATCTGTAATTTTTGTTGCGTCCCAGTTGAACAGAAAGTACTTATCACCAACCTTCGGGCACATAATGCCATCGGGAAGAGTTCTTCCGTAGGTGTCGTTTGCCACAATCTCGAAGTAGTTAACCTTGTCGATAACCTTGAAGCTGACCTCGAACTCCATACCCATAAGAGCACCGCTAGTGAACTTGATGCCTAGAGTGAGGTTACTTTTTATCCAACTCTCCTTGAAGCTATTAGTGAAAGAGTCTGTAGAAGTGACCTGCCAAAACGTCTGCGTAGTCTTAGTTCCGTCTTCGTTATTAACGGTGCTATCATAGGTCTTGATACTGCTGACCCTGCATTCAACCTTCGGATATTCTTCATCGAACATAACGACACCTTCGATAGCCTGCTTGTCGTTCTTCACGACATTCACATTCTCCAGGTAACCATCCTTGGCGTAGAACCCATCACTATCTACTTCCTTGTTAGGGAGCATGAGGTAATCAGTAGCAACACCATCGGTGGTAACGTCCGCATCGGCACCAGTGAAATACCCTTTCGGGATATTCCTATCTGAGCCGAATGCGTACAGTCTTGTGATATAAGTTGACTTGGATTCCGAATAGGACATAGACAGGACATTAACATTCTGTTCAAATGTTGTCTGCCCTTCCATTTCGCAATATCCAAGGTATATGATAGAGCCATCTATCCACCATTCGCAGTTGAGTGCGTCTTCGGAACAGATGGAGTTGAGAGCATCAAGTATGCTGATGGAGCCGTACTCGATCAAGAATCTCTTCTGAACATCGAAAGCCTTGTTGTTGTATGTAGTGTAGTCAACGGAGAAATCCTTGCCATTGTACGTAAGACCTAGCGCCTTTAGGTTGCCGAGTATAACGTTCATGTGTACGCCTACCGTTGTAGTGAGCTTGAAGGAGGTCTCGTTGGCTCCGTGCTGAGGGCGATACTTGCAAAGCTTATTCTTCCAAGACATATAGTAGGCATCCATCTGCATTTCGTAGTCGTAGCCATCACTATCATTGTGCTTAGGGAAATATGATGATGTAAGCTCAAAGTAGCCGAAGTCTGGAATCTCCACGGAGTCCCCAATCTCGAAATAGATAGGAGTAGCCGTAGTGAACTTCAATATGATGTAGTGGTGGTCCATAAGCTGATATGACAGCTTAGAACCCTCGCCGAAGTCCTCTAATGTGAAGAATACCTTGTTATTTCTCTTAATCTGAATCATTAGCTTGTATATTTACTTGTTTCACCTCTGTCACTAGGGTCTGGCTCGTTGAGCTTTAGGCTGAACTTTGCCATTTCCCGAATGAACTGACTGAATTGAGTGCAGGAGAGATAGATGCACCGATACCACACATTAGGCTGAAATCGGGTGCGGATAACCAACTCCCCCTTGGCAAGAACCTCCTCGCAGAACCTAGCATAGTTCATCATGAACGTATCTGAGTCCTTGGCGGTCATATTGAACGGCAGCGTTATCTCCCTCTCATCCAATCTAGGATTGTGCTTGATAACTGACTTTCCGTCCTTTGAGCGATACTTGTTGCTGATGAACTCCTTGTTTGGTGCAGGGGTCATGAGCATACTGAGAGCGGTTTCGTCTAAGAATATGCCCCACGTAAGGTAGGCATCCTTGCCATTGATATAAAGTTGTCCATTAAGCATAACTATTTAATCATTAAATAACCTCGTAGGCTTCGCTGTGAGCCGCTTTTGCTATTGTTGAGTATAGTTGTAAGGGTTGACAAGCGAAAAGCCTATAGAGGTCAAATATCCTTTAATCTTCTGTTCATATCATCCAGCTTTGTTCCGAAGTCATTATAGGTGAGCTTTGAATACTTCACGATGTCTTCGAGATAGCTGTTTGTCATAATCATCATGTTTCTTATCTCCAATACTGCGCCATTGGTTGAGATTCCGAGTGTAACGATGCTCTCCATCTGAGATATGGTGGTAGTCATGTTCTGAGCGATGGACTCTTCTGCAATCTGCATGGCGGTGAAGCGACCATTTAGCTCGTCTGCTGTATCTTGTCCCATAGATGCCCATCCTCCGCTTGTTGCGGTCTGTGATGAGGATGAAGAACCGGTGTAGCCAGTTATCTTTGCCCACTCGTCACGTCTCTTCAAGCCTTCCTGGACTATCTCATCGTAACGCTCGTAGAAAGCATTTACGTCCTCTTTGGTTAGCTTTCCGTTTTTATCCTTCATAGCCTTTGCCCAATCATCGTAGAGTTTCTTTAAATCTCCATTGATAAGGTCTTCCATACTGAATGAGAGAAGGGATTTCTGCATCTCTTCAGCAAAATCGTTAGCCATATCTTTTACAATATCGCTACCATCCTTCTTCATATCCATAAGGTCCGTCAAGAAACCATCTCTCATTCCGCTGAAGGAAATCTGAGTAAGGTTCTCCTTGAACTGCTCTGACAACTCTTCCAGCTTGCCTGCTTGGTCTATGTAGTCATTCAACTTCTCTGTCAGACGCCCACCATAGTTACCCTTTCCAGTGTTCTCGATATGCTCCCAGATGGCAACGTTGCCACGGAGGAGCTTCATTTCCTCTGGACTGAGGGAGAAGAGGTCGCCATTGAAGTCTGATTTGACGTTCTTCTTGATCCAATCCATCTCATCACTACTGAAACCGCTCCAATAACGATTCCATGAGCCGTGAGAAGCGTGATAGCTTGCCTGTGCCTTTGCGATGTCGAGGTAGTTCTGATTGGTCTCCTGCTGATTCTTGTAGGCTTGCTCGTAGTATGAGGTTGCCTTGGAGCCAAAGGAGTTTTCCATTGCGTCAGTCAAATCCTCGATGGATTGCTGCAAGAGGGTATTTCTGTCTGTCAGTCTTTCGATGGTATCATTGACCTTCTTTGCATTTCCATCTCCACCGAACAGACTATTGAAGCCACCGAATGAAAGCGTGTTGAGGATGTGAGAAACGTTGTTTCCGATACTCTTCAATGGCTTCATAACGATGTCACCCGATAAAGCATCATCGAGGATGCCCGTTACTGCGCCAAAGACCGTGTCCATGAGGTTGCTGATGAGTGTTCCGAAGCCATCTTTCAGAATATCGAGGATGCCGAGTATTGCGGAGATTATTTCACCTGCCATACCGCTATCCCCTAAAGCTTCCGTCAGAACCTTGGCTGCGTTGCTGTCTTTACCGAGCAATCCTTGGATGCCCTTTGCAAGCGTGTTGGCAACGTCCTTCTGCATGTTGCCGCCGAAAAGCTTGTCAAGTCCTAGGATGGAGTTTCCCACACCTTTGAGTGACCCCGATGTGAGACCCTGCAAACCATTTTCAAGCTGCTGGAACTGAGAAACTGCCTTCTGTGCAGATGTCTGTAAGTCTGATGATGCCTTCTGAACAGAGGAACCAAACTCTAGAACGTTGTTAGATGCGGTAGCGAGTACGTTCTGCGCTCTAGAGAGGTTGCCTTCAGCCTTGCTGATACTTGTCTTGTCACCGCTCTTCTTAGCCTTGGCGAGGTCTTCCTGCGCCTTGGTGACAGCTTTCGTGGCTTCAATCTCTCGCTCTTGTGCGTCAATATAGCCTTGCATGGCTGACTGATAGGAGTTGATATCGTCAGAGACTTTCTTAAAAATGTCGCTATCCCATACGGTGGCAGAGCCTTGTAGTTTGGAGATAAGTTCCTGTATAGTCTTCTGTTCATTAACATCTGTTGTGCTCTTGGACAGCTCCTGCAACTTCTTTATTGTTGGTTCCAGTTGGTCCTTGAACATAGCTCCGAAGTCTCCGAAGATGCTTCCCCAATCGATGTTCTGTCTGATAGCGTTTATCTCGATGGTTTGGAGGTCCTTCTTCTTCTGCTGCTGTAGAGAGAGCTTTTCGCCTTCCGTCTGAGCCTTGGCAATCTTCTCTTCGTACTCCTCGGCAATGGCTTGCTTCTGCTGATAGAGAGAACCATACTCCTTCAAGTAGTCACGCATAGAGGTAAGGGCTTCCCTGTTGACCTCATCAAGCTTCTTGTTATACTCTTGGGTAGCGAGGTCTCTAGCCTTATTGAGGGCATTGGACTGAGCAGAGGTAAGGGTTACTTTCTTGCCAGCTTCCTTGTTTTTCTTCTTGAACTCTGCTTCCTGCTTGTCAATCTCGGCATTGCGCTTAGCATAGTCGTTCTTGATTTGAGCAAGCTTCTTCTCCGTGCCTTCCTGCATGAGGGAGATAGTTTCATCTGTATTTTTCTGCTGCAAAGCCTTCAAGCGATTGTTTAAATCCTCTTGGGCTTTGATAGTCTTGTTTTCTTCCTTAATGCGAGTCTTACGAGCTGTAACTGCCGCTTTTGCTGCCCTTCCGCTTACATCACCACCTAGTTTCGAGTAGGCATCCTTGGCTGCTTTCAAGTTTTGGGTGGCGGTTTCGTACTGAGTGGCGGTGTATTTGCTCTTATTTTTCTCCATAGCAGCAACTTTCTTCTTGGCTGCGTTATATTCACGCTGCGCCTTGTTGTAAGCTTGCTGATAGGTTTCCGTAGAACCTGTGTTAGCCAACGCTTGTGCCTTCTTTTTGGCTTGGTTGAGGGATTGTTTAGCGGTGTTCCATTGAGCCCTAAAAATCAAAGGAATAGTCGTTGCGCCAGTGACCGCCCAATTACGCTTCATCGCTAAGAGGTTGTTCAGAACCTTTGTTTTCTCAGACTCCTGCATGCGGAGATTCAGATCAGCAGGATTCTTCTTGATGTCTTCTCGAAGACCTGCTATCTCTTTCTGAGCCTTATTGATGAACGCATCCAATCTACTCTCACCTGTGGCATAGTTGATGGTTTCGTTGGCGGCTTGCCAATCGTTAGCCAGATTGATTGCTTCGTCATAGAAGTCAAAGATTTCTTGACGTACACTTTCGTTCTCCTGTGCTTCTTGCAAGCGAACTTCGATAGGCTTTGCATTCTCGGCTGCTTGGTCTCGAAGTTGGATGATGTTGGAAAGCTTTTCTTCTGCTTGGTCAAGGTCTTCTTTTGCTTGGTTTATCTGTGATGAGATAGCGATGCTACCTTGACCACCATTGGCTGCGTCTGCTCTGAGTTGCATTTGAAGCTCCTCAACCTTCTTTCGATACTTCTCAACTTCCTCAACTGCCTTGTCGTACTTCAACTCATCCATGCTTTCGGCAACTTCCTTCTGCGTCTTAGCAAAATCGGCAGATGCTAGTTGAGCTTGTGAGTATTGCTCCGTTAACTGAGGTGCGAGGTTGGAGAGTTTTTGATAAGCTTCTGCCTTCTCGTATTCTGTAGCTGTCTCAGACTGAATTGTTCTGATAAGGCTTTCGATATTCTGCTGACGTTCCTTGACCTTGCTGTCAAACTCATCCCATGCTTCATTGGATTTCCTTACTGCCGTTTCATGTGCTGATTCGGCGGTAGCAAGTTTATATACGGCATAGGTTACTGCTGCGATGGTGGCAGCTATCCAAAACAGAGGACTAGAGAACATAGAAGCATTCCATGCCCTCTGTGCTTTCTCGCATAAGAGAGTAACCTGTGCCCATATTCCTTTGGTTGCTGTATCGCGAGCTGTCGCTGCGGTATTCAAGCCTTGGGATGCGGTATTGGCATTGGTTGCAGCCGTTGCAGCTTTCTCTCTTGCTGCTTTAAGTTGGTTTGCTATATTGTTTCTTTCGTTTGCTGCCGTATTGAGGTTTGTTGCTGCCGTATCTCTGACTTCTGCTGATACATAATCGTCAAGGGCATCATAAGCATCTTGGAGTGATTGTACTTCGTTATCTTGTAGCGCAAGCTTATTCTCCAATACGTGAACCTCGTCTTGCATAACCTTTGCCTTGGTTTGCAATTCGGCAACGTAAGCCGCAACCTCTTCACGCTTGGATGCTACCAATTCCGCCTGTGCTGCTGATAACTGACCTTTGGCTACTGCTTCTTCAAGGTCTGTCTTCTTTACTTCTTCCTTTTTTGGAAGTAATGCGTCAAGGGCTGATAACTCAGCCGCATAGCCTACATTTGCTGTAGCTGTATCAAAGGCTGCTACACTTACCGCCATTGCCTTATAAAGACCGATGGCAGATGCGGCTGCAAGGATAACCTCACCTATCTCCTTCCAATGGTCGATAACCTTAGATGTGATATCCAAAGCATCATTCATCAAACCTTCTGTCTGAGTGCCAAGGTCATTGATAGCCATTTCGATAGTATCTTTAATATTGCTTACCTGACCAGTAATAGAGTGAGATTGCTTTTCCATCAATCCACCGAACTTGCCGCCTTCATTGGTAAGGCTTTCGATAGCCTTCTTGACTTCGGGGAAACCTACCTTACCTGCTGTCACCAATTCCGAAACCTTATCCTTGGTAACTCCGAACTGCTTGGCAAGTTCCTCTGTCAAAGGAATACCGCGACCTGTAAATTGCATCAAGTCTCTTGTGAACAATCGACCTTGCACCATCGTGGTACCATAGAGCCATGTGAGGTCTTGCAGGTTCAATCCCAATCCTGCAGATACGTCACCGAGCCTTCTCATGGTTTCAGTAATCTCGTTGGCTGCAAATCCGTATGCGAGAAGCTGCTTTGCGCCATTTACCACACCCTTCATGTCAAAAGGTGTAGTAGCAGCAAGGTTGGCGAGGTCCGAAATCATTCCCTTTGCCTTCTGCCCGCTACCGAGCATGGTTTCAAAGGCAATCTCAAACTGCTGAAATTCTCCTCGGACGCTACCCAGTGTGCTGATGATTTCCTTTGCCGTAAATCCAGCGAAAGCCACCGATGCAACAGACTTGATGCGATTAAAAACATTCTCAATGCTCTGCCCCTGCTGCTCGACTACTCTTGCTGTCTGTGATACTCCATCCTGCACCCCTCGAAAGGCTTTCAGCACGGATGAATTATCGCCTGTTATGTCAAACTTGATACTTGCCATTTTTTTATTCTGTCAATTACGTAAAGGTGCACCTCCTCACCAAAACCTTTATTCTTTACTTTTTTCTTGTTAGTGTTGGAGGTTAAATTGGATTCTCTTCGCTCTGTCTGATCAGCTCCATGATGTCTTCTTTGTTATCTCCGCTGAAGACCTTCTCTGTTGCTGATGGAATGTGAGCCTTCTTTCTTTCCTCATCAGATAGATAGATGGAAGTTATCTTATCCTTCATCATAAGCGTGAGGTTGTTGTATGAGATTTCCCACAGAACATAGTCAAGGGTCCACTTGTATCTCTCGCAAGCTGCATCAATGAGAGAGCCCCAAATGGTCCTGCCACCAAAGATATACTGATTACTGGAGTCTTTGGCTTTGTTTATCTTCTCCATGCGCTCTGCTTCCTTGTCTATCCCACATTCCGTGATGATGTCGTGAAGCTTGTTATCTGAGAGTATGGTGATGAGAAGAGTAGCTATATCATCGTTATCACAGAACTTGAAGATGATGTTTTCCCTTGCCTTCAATATGCGTGAACTGAGCATATCGGATTTCTTCTGAAGAGTGTGGTAGGCTATTAGCTTACAGCAGAGACTTCGATTCTCCTCTACTACACGGAGTGCTTCAATGAGGGGATTCAGCTTTAAGTTATCATCTTTGATGCCTAGCTGCTTAATCAATGGAGCAGTCAAATACATCTTGCCTAAAGTCTGAGGGTAGATGAACATGTGCCTTCTACCTACCTGTATGCCTAGAGGTGTATCTGTTAACACCATGGCTATCTTTGTGCCAATTTCGATGTCATTCTTCATAAGCCAATAAAATTAGTTAGCACCCAAGGCAGGACTCGAACCTGCGTCTTTCAACCAGCTTTTTAAAGACCAACTGGATTTTATGTGACGGACTTTGGTCTCGCTCTAACCAACTGAGCTACTTGGGTAGGTTGCCGACTGATAACCCTCAATCGGCTGAAGGGTGAGAAGAAATCAACGTATTGCCTTAGGGTTCACCTTCGACCTGTCCGTTTGTTGGAACGGTTACTTCTGTTTCTGTGTCTGTAGCACCTGCAGGATGCTTGAATGTAAGAACGTATTCGTCTGTCTTTCCCTTAGCCTTCTTAGCTATGATGATGCGCCAACGGAACTGGCAATATACGGTCTCACCCTTGCTGTTGGTGGTCTTTGCTACTTCGTCACCCTCTGGAACAAGAGCCTTGTGGGTGTACTGCATCAAAGCACCATCCGCTGAAGAATATGACTCCTCCACGCTTACTGTTGATTTGCCGATATAGCAGCCAGGGTTCTCTGCATCTTCCGGCTGAACAGCGATAGCGTAGTTGCCTTCGATAAGTCCATCAATGGTAGGGAAAGGCTGAGATAAGCCCTTCTTGATGAACTCTTGATAAACGAGTTCGTAGGTGGACTTAGCTGTCTTGGAATCGACAATACCGCCACCTTCCTCCTTAGCTTCTGTTGTATCACCCTTGGTAGGGTTCAACTGAGTAGTGTCCTCCTTTGGAGTATCAAGCTTCTTCCAGTTGTTGGTTGCAGCACTAAGGTCACGAACATAGATGGATGGTTTTCCCCATGTTATTACTGACATAATCTTAATCGTTTATAGTTTGGTATAATAATTTGTTATTAATGATGTGCTCACTTGTGCCCTCGCAAGCTATTACCCTCTGTTCGCTCATAGACAAGCGGAAATCCGATCCGTGAACTGCTTCGAAGGTAGAGAAAGAGAGTTGGCATAACTCACGGAGCCTTGCCGTGTTCTCTTCCTTTTGGATATTGCCTTTCTTTGTGATAGCTTGGTCTTGAACGTAGATGTTTACATTCACGAAAGCTTCTTGTATCTGCGAAGTTCTGTTTGCTAGAATGGAGATACAAATATCTTCCTTGCCAGTTGTACCTGTTCCATAGAATGGTCTTCCTCGCTTGCAAAGACTACCTGTTACAGCAGTCTTTAATTTAGATGAAGAGATAATGTTGTACACATCATCCTTGATGTCAATATCCGATTTCATAGCCTTATCTGATTGATTCTACTTACAGCTTTATCCACAGCGAGCTTTAGTTTACCATCAACGACGGAACGAGCCCATAACTCTGTGGATGCAAGCACATCTTTATTTTCTTTAGCTTCTACAAAGTCTGCATAGTTCATAGCCGCGACTACTACCAATGCGTAAACCTGTGAGTATTCCTTGGCTAGGTCAGCTATCATTTGTCTTCCTTCTTGTGAACCATTAGAACCATTGCCTATGGAAGCAAAGGCTGATTCTACTTGTTTCCTTCCGTAGTCAAAGATGGCATAACCGATGGAGCTTCGTAGGTTTCCTGTATGGTCTATCCAACTTTCCTCTGCCGAGCGGTCTCTTATCTTTGCATTACATTCTTCTCCTAGCTTGGCATAAGCAGTGAGGATTTCTTGCTTTATTATCGCCATAGCGGACTGAAAAAAGTTATCGAGCGCAGACTGAGAGGTTGAGAGTTTTATACCCATATTTTACATTGCAGTTGGTAACGATGAAAACCGAGTACGACAAATTCCTTCACTTCGTTTCCGAAGAGCTTTACACGGATTTTGTCTCCATACTCAAAATCGCGGCATGCTCTAGGAAGGTTGTAGATGGTGTAGGAATAGTTCTTGGCAGAACCATCGGGGATAGTGATAACGTTTGCCTTTCCAGCAGGGACAATATCACACTTACAATAGTTCTCCACCCATTCTTCTGAGCCTTGAACATAGTCTCCGTTATCGTCTTCATACCCATCAGTTACGTGTAGGTAATCTAGGGTATGAGCAGCGAAATCCAATACAGCCATATCTTAACCTCCTATATAAACCATCGGTTGACCCAGTGCAGGGGATTCACCGATGGTTTTGTATAAAGCATTTATTCGTACTAGCAGCCTTTCCTTATCCTTGTCAGATAGTGTTCCAATGCTCTTGTCTGACTCGGATAAGCTTACAGCTTGTATGAGAGAGTACAGACAATCAGCAAGCGCACCTTTCCATTCCTTGGACTGAGCGACCTCGAATGTATATTCATCATCACCATTAAGCTGACGTTCTATCATCTTATTCTCCACGAATCCTAAAGGGATAGGGTAGTGGATTTCATCAATCAATGCTTGCTTTATTGTCTTCATATCAATTCAAATTAAACCTCTGGAGTGAGTTTAGAGAGAACTTCGGCTTCCTCCTCATCGCTGAGTGAGTTGAGAGCCTTAATCAGAGTCTCATCGGTTGAGTTAGCCTTCACATTGGCACCAGCAGCCTTCAAAGCAGCGATGAGGTCAGCCTTCTTATACTTCTTACCCTTGTAAGTAGTATACTGGTCTTGTGTATCGGTAGCTTCGGCTTCCGTATCAACCTCCTCAGACTTGGTAGTGAGCATATAAATCTGATCTACGTCCTCAATTACTGGCAAGCAGATAGCCTGTCCTGCGGTAACCTCCTGCAAAGATGGCTCATTCTTGGAGTACTTAGAGATAAGCTTGTAGCTGTCAACGTTGGAATACTGAACACCTGGTACTCGGTTGGTGTCCTCTGCGAGGGTACCCCAAACGAAAGAGCCTACGTTGGTGTTACAGATGAAGATGATGTTATTCTCATTCCATGGCTTAACTGATTTTGGCTTTCCGTTCTTCTCAATAATCACGGTTCGGTTGATAACCTTGATGGCTGCACCGAACTCATCCTCGAATGCTTCCGAGAAAGCTGACTCCGATGGCGTCTTGAGCTTGGTATTTTCGGTATAAGTCTTACCCTCGTAGTCGGCAACAAGCTCTTTTGCCCATTGCTCCTTGCGGATTTTCTTAATCTGCGTCTTAGCGAGCATAACCTGTATGATGGTATTGTTATCGGCATTTGCCTTATCGAAGATTTTCTCGAAATCATCACGGGTTGTAACACCATTGGTTTCTGTTTTGAAGCAGTTTGCCTTAAAATATCCATAGTCAACACGGATAGCCTTACCCGTATTGTCTGCATCTTCAACGGCAATAATACCATTAGAGAGACCTGCCAAGAAGTTCATTTCGTTACGCTCTTCGAGACCGACAGAGCAAGCGACACCATCATTCATAAGCTTGTTGATTATACGAGCCTTTGCAGTTTTAGCAGCCTGTTGTGTTGATGTAGCCTGCTCAACCAAGCCTTGCGCCTGGAATGAATTGGCTCTCGCTACAATGTTCTCATACTGAGCCTTCATGATGTTGATGTTGTTGATATCAGACTCGAAAAGAATCTTCTTCATCGCAATCTTTGGTAACTTACCATTAGAGGTTGCGATTTGACCACGCTTCTTCAATGGAATGTCTGAATCCATCTCAACGATGTCGGCAGCTACATATGTGGTCTTAGCTGATGAACCTTCCCACTTCTGATCGGGAGAATAGACATCGGTAAGCATCTCCTTGTAAAGATAGGTACGCTCCTTCGGACTCTCCTTCTCCTTAACATACAAGCTAAGTTTAGGAAAGATAGCTCGGATAAACTGAATAAAAAGTGATTCGTTCATATAAACAATCTTTTAAGTTAAAAACTAGAGCACAACTTAGTCATGCTCAAAAATAAGACTTGGGAGAGCGGTCTTGATGGCGGTTCTCTGAGTTTCGTCCTTGAACTGATAAGGCATTGCCACATCATTCACGCGACCATTATCCATGATTGCAACCGCTTCACCCTTCATGCGTGAGCGAACGACAACACCTGCATATTCTGCTTCGCTAGCCTTGTCTTTGTACTTGCCGTCTTCGGTTTCAAGTGGAGAATACTCATAAACATCATCAACCTTCTTGCGGACAATGATGTGTCCTGCCTGAATAACCTCATCCTTGAAGTTGGCGTAGTCGAGTGCTCTACCGCCTGTGATACCACCGAGATACTGACGGATAACCACAGCGTCCTTACCCATGTCGTAGCCTTTGGTTTTTGGCTTGTAGTCTTCTGCTACCATAATCTAATAATTTATTAGTGAAACAATAGATGATTACATCTTAGCCAGCTCCTTGACTTCATCATCAGACATTAACTTATTTTCATCCTTTGGCTGAGGTTTGGTATCGGGAGCAGGGATTCGTCCAAGCTTTTCAAGACCCTTTTCAAGTCTTTCCTTGTTCTCTTCCTCAATATCTTCCTTCAACTCATCGAGGTAGTCCTCAAACTCCTCTTCATTCTCAAACTTCATGTGAGAGAAAGATTTAAGCCGGCGCTCTCCGAACTTACCTGTGTCCTTCAGCAGTTCCCTTACCTTTGCGGTACGGCTGCTTGTGGTATTGCCAGACTTCAATGCAGTTACATCACCTTGGAGTGTAGCAACAGCCTTAGTAAGTTGCTTGATTGCGGTGAGGGTAGCGGAGTCATCATCATCGCTATCCTTCTTGCCCTTCTTGCCCTTCCGTGACGGACTTCTACGTGCTGGATCGTCATCATCATCTGGTTCATCATCTGGAACATCGTCATCATCGGGTGCAGGATGAGCGTTTTTGTACTCTGAGACTTGGCGGTCTGCTGCGGACTGAGTTAACTGGAGTAACGGCAAGACATCATCAATTGCGTCACTAATACCTTCACTAACTTCTTCGTCAGTAGCATCATCTTTGAGTTGAAGTTTGTTGGCAACATTGGCGGCAACACCCTTTAACTCCTTACGACTGAACCCCAATGCCTTAATGTCTCGATTGGTTTTCAGTGCTTCAAGAACTTTTTTGTAATACTTGTTCATTGCTTGTTGAGTTATATTTAACAAAAAATGGTCTGCGAGCGAAATGCAGGCAGACCAAACGTAGAACTCGGTGTAAGAGCAATGTTACGAAAAGTTCTGTCACGTGCATCTTCACACGCTTTTATGGGTGCAAATATACGAAATTTTATTTAATCAACAAATAGTTTTGGCAAAAAAGTGAGAAATTATTTTCATTTCAATAAACAAGGGAGAACTTCACAGCCCTCCCTTGGTAGATAAGATGCAACAAAAATGCACTTAAACGTGCAAAATATCTTCTGTGTTCAAGTTAGATTCTTTTGGTATAATTATAGGTTTGAGGTATTTTATCAGCTTAGAACTTATAATTTTCCTCTATCGTGGTAAGAGTAATACTGATCTGACTTACTACTGATGATAACATGGTCCATAAAGTACAATCTCATAATTTCACAAGCCTTATTTATCTTGTATGTCAATTCATCGTCAGACCTTGAAGGGAAACAGTTAGAACTAGGGTGATTGTGAACCAATGCTATAGTGACGGCATTGCAAGAAATAGCTTCTTTGCACACAACTCTTACATCTACAAGAGTTTCTGATATTCCACCTTGTGACAATCGAACCATTTTGATTAACTTGAAGTGGTTATCCATACAGAACAGATAAGATTCTTCTATTTCCAAATCCTTGACGTATGGTAAAATATAGTTGTAAATGTCGAGAGAACTTCCCAAATCTGTAAGTTCTTGCGACTTCTCCTTCATAAGTCTTCTGCCAAGTTCGAATGCAGCGAGTATAGCGGTAGCCTTCTTTTCACCTATTCCTTTGATAGATGTAAGCTCCTGCAGTGTTCTCTTGCTCGCCTTTCTGAGGGAATGACTACCATCAAAGATTTTTCTTATTGGTTCATTACCCTGCAGCATAGGGTCTATACCGATAATTGAAGCAATAAGGTTCTCGTTACTCAGATTTTCTACCCCATATTCCTTTGCGTATGATGTGATAGAATCGTACTTGATAGTTCTTGCATTATCCTTCATAAGATACCTCCTCTATGTCTTTTGAATAATTGAACACAACATCAAAACTGAAACCCAATTCAGTAATGAGGTAGAAATGAATATCCTCCCAGTTCCAACTTGAAGGAATGCCTTTTATCTTTTTAGACTTTTCGGCATCCATTGCTATAATAACGTTCTCTTCCATTGCTCTATCTTATTCTTAAAAGTTCATAACTTTCGTTTCATACACTATGAATCCTATCTGATCCACCACAATCAGTTTCAGATGATTTCCTCCTGGTCCATTTATATCACCATCATTCAATCCGATTTCCTCTAACGTTTCCTTGATGGCTGTTTGGTAATCTCCTATGCCTTGAATTAATAAGCATAGGTCTGGTCTCTCATCAAGAAACTGGTGAAAACCATATAGGCTATACGAGCCTTTTTTGATGAGGGAGAAGAAATCTTTCCATTCATCACCGCCAACCTGCGTGGTTACGGATTTAAGCTCTTCTATTGTTGTGCAATTGCTTTCCATACGATTTCATTTAGCGTGATACGATGAAGTCTTTATCTGTAAAAGTCTGATCCTTGAATCTTTCGAACAATTCTCGGTCGCTGATGAGCTCATTAGCAAATGATAACTCTCTGAATGAAAGTTTGTACCCAAACTTATCTTTCAACATTTCGATTTTGAGTTCTTCTTTCTGAAGGTCCGATAATTCATATACTGCCATATCCATTTCCTCCTATTATACATTTCCATGACTCTCGAATTGTGAAGCAACCTCTTGCAAGATTTCATGTTCCTTCCAATCTGGATATAGAATGCAGGTATCTAGAACAACGTTTCTGAACATATCGCAGTATTCTTGCGAAAACTTCTTTTTCAGTTCGCCATATAAGACTGGAAAGAATACGAAGCTATTAAACAACTCAACCCCCTTATCAACTCTTTCTTCTACCATTTTATAGGTGAGGTCTTTTAATTCTTGCTTATTCATATCTACCTTCATTATTAACGTTCAACAATTCGAATGCAATTCCTTTTTCGGTTTTCTTAGCCATCCATTTAGCTGTAACCACGCCGCCACTCCATGCTTTTATGAGAGGGAGAACCTTACACTCCCCTACATTTATAATCTGTGTAATATACTCGCAAGCACCTTCAAAAGTGTCGAATGCGTGAAGTAATACCGTATATCTATCTGATTCTGTGTAAACGTTCATTGCTCTTATCTCCTATATTTTAAACTAACTCATAGCTTTCTGTATTCTCGTTGTATGCTACGACTCCCTTCTGCTGTAAATTACAAAGTGCAGTGTTGAAGTTGTAGATACTAAACTCTGCATCTGTAGCTTCAATCAAGTATCCTTCTTGGTAGCCGAACTTGACCTTTTTCAAAGCCTTTGTAATTCGCTTCTCTAACGCTTCTACTGTGTAAACTTTAATCTTTTTCATTGCTCTTATCTTTATAGGGTTAGTAAATGATTTCCGATTTGTATTTCAAACCCTCCAAGGCAATTTTGATGAAAGACATCATTTCATCATACTGATTTGTGTTGTCTAAATACTTAGAAAACCAAGCTTCTGCCTCGAAATAACCATCATAGAAATGGTCGTTGAAACTTCCGTCCTTATAAGATGATACAAGTTTATTGTAACCTTTCTTATAATCCTTCTTGCTATTGAAACGTACTTTAATTCTCATTGCTCTTATCTTTAAATTGTTATTTTTATTTTTGATAGTGCAAAGGTAGTCTTTTTTTGGCATTTGACCAAATTTTAACCGCATTATTTTTTCTTGGTTAACTTTATATAACTTATTGATTTCTAGAGTGTTAAATAAAACTCATTTTCCTCTGTATAAGGCTAATTCTGGAAAATGGTATAAGGATATGGAGAAGAAAAATGAACAGCTTAGAAAGGCTTATGTAAAGTATTTAACCTTTCTTTAACTTAACTAATGTTACAGGAAACTACAGAAAGCTAATTTGACAAGAAAAGCGCAAAAACTGCTTTTAACATGGTGTTACGGAGTGTTAATACTAAAAAATGCACTCTAACCTCACGGTCGGAGTGCACTAAGAGCAATGAAACGTTAAAAGAAACGTTTCGGCTGCAAAGTTACAAAACTTTTCTGTATCTTGCAAATTTATACTATACTATTTAACAATTGCAAATCATTGTCTCTATCGAAGTCGTATGGATAGAAGGTGTTGGCAAGAGCATCCATCTTGTCGGGAGAGCGTTTCAGACGCTTCTTGATTTCGTCTTTTGGTTCCATGATGATTGAACCATCTGACTGAAACAGCCAATGCACTTCGCACAACTCTTGATCCAACTCATCATCGGGTGGGAGTGCTGCAAAGAATCCATTCTTCGGGTTGAGCCAGTCACGTATGCACCAAAACAAATAAGCCCTCATGTTAGCGAAAGAGTAGCAGCCTGTCACATCATGCTTATTTCTCACGCCTTCCGAGAACTTGCAAGAGAATGCAGTTAAATACTTTTGTTCTATGAGTCTTGAATAAACTCCAGCACCTTCTCCTATGGTATCAATGAAGGCTTTATTCTTGGAACTCAAACTTAGGTAGTGTGCGACTTGACCTGCGACTGCCATGTGGTCCGCATGACCACCCGAATTATGACACTTGATTTCTGAAACATAGTTTCCTTGTCGTGGAACATAGCAAGACCTATCGCGCCCCATACCCGCGACATCGACACCTAGGCGTATTGGCTTATGGGTGATAAAGCCACTATCTTTAAGTTCCTTCCATCTTCTATGGGCAATCTCGCACCATTCGTATGGAATGAGGGTATCTTCTGACACCTTCGGAAACATACCGAGAACCTTAACACGAAAAAGGTCATTTGGAGTGTAATATCCACCTTCCCACACAAAATCACCACGACCCTCATCAAACTCAGACTTTCTGATCTTCTGTGCCCATGCTGAGACCTTATCGGCTACCCATTCATAGTCAACTTGACCAGGGATAATGTTTTTCTTGCTTACTACGTTCTCTGCGTTGAGGGATGATAATCTAAACTTCTTGAATCGGGGAGACTTCATTGAGTTGGCTGCATACCCTGTAGTAACGTTTGGGTTGAACACCAATAGCAATCGAGAGTTTCCTTGCAGGTTACCCTCGATTGCATTATAGATGGTGTCCGAGATACCCGATGCTTCAGTTACGATGAACATGGTGTTTACAGCATGGAATCCCGACCATGCCTCTGTATTGTCGGCTGAAGACTTGAAACCTGTCAGATACCATTCCTCATAATCAGTTCTGATGCCATCCGACAGCAAACGACCAGGCAGGAAGCCTGCCTTTTTGTATAGACGTGCCACTTCTGGTATCATGATATTTGTCACCTGTCTTCCTGTCGGTGCAGTAAGGGCAATCTTGGTATTCTTTTCCAAACTGCCATCCTTGCCGAAGCGAGGAGTGAGGTATAGAAAACATAAAGCGGCTACGGCAGCGATGAAGTCCTTACCCCTTGCAGTTCCACTGGCTACCGTTGTCATTTTGTTTTTTTGAACTGAACGCAATATATCCTTTTGCTCTTCGTCAAGGCGAGCCTTCAAGACTTCCTTGGCGAAGAGACACCAATCATTGCGCCATGCAATCATTTTTTTTATTGCTTTCTGTTCTGACATACTCTATATTACTTTCTTTTTCTACTTGTTTGCTTGGATGGGTTTCCTTCGACATCTACATATACATGATATTCGTTGTCTCCGTAACTATTCTCTACCTCCTTTACCTTGATTATTGTATATTTCTGATTATGGGCTATGGTATTCTCACCAGCAGCACCTCTTCCTCCGCTACTATCATTTTCCCTACGATTAATAACCTTTGTTCCTTTCTTTGCGTTATAATGGAATAAGACACCAGTTAAAGGTGGTTCACCTTCCATTTCACGCATATCATTTATATCCATCACATCGTTAGTATAATCTATAGCATCACGCTTGTTAGTCGTTGTACTTTTAAGATATTTTTCTGTATAAGTCTTTCCGACCAACTTGTCGTAGCCCCCGTTAAGTTTGAGTTGAGACATTATGGCATCTAACTCTTCATTGGTTCCTCCTCTGTAGAGAGAAGTGTTTTCTTTTAGAGGTTTCGCTAATAAGTCTACCTTATCAAACAATCCTTCCTTATCGGTTAGATAACCATTGTCGTTAACGTATTCGTGATACTGCTTCTTTGCTAACTCAATATCACGCCCCGCACCCGCATCAGCCTTTCGGCTCTTTGCACTATTGGAACTATTTGTTCCTCTTGTGCCATTACTTCGTTTTCCCATAACCTAACAATTTAATTACTAACTATAATAAACTACTTTGAGAGCTTTGGGAAATCCTGCATGTTATCAAGCATATCTTCTACAGAGAAGTTCTTTACTTGAGTATCATACAAGGTCTTTTTCAGCTCTTGGTATTTTGCTTTTGCATCAACATCAAGCATACCAATTGTATCTTTCATCTTCTCAAAAGCTTTCAACTTATTCTTGATGATGATGATTGGTGTAATATAGACAGCATTGTTCTCTTTGCACCATTGCTCAATCACGTTACCACCTCCATAAACGATAAATCTGAATCTGTTGCCATTAGCTACAAACTTGGCAATCTCGTATTCAAATTGCAGTTCATTTAATCTGTCTTTGCAACCTCTTGTGGCGAATGATGAGTAACCTTTAGGGACACCCATCAAATTCAGCTTATAGAACTTAGGAGCCACATTTAAGTCAACGAATACACCTATCCCTTTTTCCTGCATAGCTCTCGCAAGAAAGCGCTTCTTGTAGATAGCCTGCATACCAAAAGCTATTGGAGTATCATTTGATAAGCTGAAGTTTGGCTCAATAATGCTGCCAGGGTTGTACTTCAAAATCTTCTCTGGCTTCTCATAGATTGACCGGAATCTATAATCATCAGTATAGAAGTGGAGTGTTCCCCTGCCATTCATATTCGTTGTTCTTGCCTGCTCTCCAAAGCAATAGAATGGGATTTCTATGTACTGAGGTTGCACATCAGACAACAAACATGGTATCTCCAACGGATTGTCCGTTGGAAACAAGCAGTCTGGTATATACAATTCTCCGTTTTCCATAATTATCCTTCTTCATCATCGGGAAGCTCCTTCATTAACTTCTCGAATGGGTTTTCTACTAATCTGTTATCTACCTGCTCGACATAGCCACGCTTCTTGCCCTTAGTTTTCAGAAGGAAGATGATTGCAGTTAGATTACCTTCGTTCACCTTTTCAACCAACTTGCTTTCAGTAAAGTCAAGAATGCCTTCATCTATATCATCCAACATCTTGGCTAACTTCTCATCCTCTTTTCGCCAGTTATATAAGGCTTGACGTGTAATGCCCAAAGCTACTGCCGTAGCAGCCATATTGCCGCCCTTCTTTTCGTAAGCAGCGGCAATCTTTTTTAATTCTGTTCTTCTTACCTTTGTCATAATCAACCTTTCTAACTTGCAGATGCTATGACTGCTTTCAAAGCATCTATATACGACATATTCTTGCACAACAAAAGTGATTTCGAAAGATGGTCTAATGGTCCAAGTCCAGGAAGCAGATTGATATCTATAGGATAATATCTGCCATCTATCCCCTTACGGAAATCAATTCTTGCGTGAGATTTCAATCCTAAGTAATTGAATATAGTCCCTGCCACATTCATTAACCTGTCATCATTCATTGCAGAACAGCATTCTTTAAAACCAACTTTGCAATCTCGTGTTTGGATGCCATTGGTTTCATCGCAATCAATAGAAATCGAACACAGAAGTATATATTTTTGGTTATTAATGCAGGTTACCGTGCAATCAGATCCAGCAATATACTCCTCAACAATACTTTCCATTCCGAACTCTTCTTTAAGGTATTTCATCTGTTCCATTACCTCTTTTGGGGTACGACAGATGCTTTTCTCCGATATACCAAAGCTATCACTTCCATATCTAGGTTTAACAAAATATGTCTTACCTTCTTGTAATGATGATAAATGATATTGTTTCGGTGCTCTAATACCGCAACTACAAAGGAAACGGAAGACCTTTTCCTTATCCTTTACCAATTCGTATTTAGAGAAATCCTCTGCTGTTGTTTTTACACCTTTTGCTCGGATAGTCTTGATGAGAGATTCGCTTGCGGTTCTAAGTAATGCCACATCTTCCTTTTGTAAGAAGTCTAGCTTATCGTTTTCATCTACAACAGCTAGTTTGACATTATCTTTTCCTAAGGCTTCTCTATAATATTTGAAGACGGAAGAAATTCCATAGTTCTCCATCTCTTCTTTACTTGTTATGCTCCAAATCATTTTCTTTTTCTCCTTCCTTTATTTCGATTAAACGTTCACTCGCTAACTCTAACAATTTGGCAAATGAGATACTTGGGGATTTTATGCCAAACTCCTTACCTATGTCCTGTTGAATCTTAAGCAGGGTCTTCTCGTTATCTTCTTCGGAAGCTAAAACGAGAGCATCGCTTTTGCGTGCTTGCTCACGAATGTCTCCATACAATGTGTCCAGACTAGCAAATGAACTAGGGTAGAGGATGATGGTGAATACGAAATTCTCCTGCATGGCATATACATCTATACCCTCTGTGCTTATTGGCTTAATCTCGTCAATGTTCACATGAGCAAACTTCTTGAAGTCGATAGATTGAATTGATGCAAACAACTTCTTCAAGATGCTAACATTAGCTTCACCATGAAGGGAGTTGTGAGATAATTCAATAGCAATAGCTTCATCATTTGTAATCTCGCTCTCTTCTACATATAAGATGCCTAGCATTTTATAGTGCAGTTTCTTGCATGCCCTCAAACGATGATTACCGCTGATCATGATGTATCTACCATTATCCTTCTTGATACAGGTAGGCACACTACTCAATCCAGACTTAGCAATGTTGTCTGTTAGTTGGGCGAAGTCTTCACCCGACATTTCATTTGCATTGATTTCTACCTCATCTATGAGGTTTATATCAACTTTTGCGTATTTCCATCTATCTTCATTTTCCATTCTTCAACGATTTTTGATATTTCTCAATGATTTCCTTATTCGTAGGGTATATGCCAAGTATTCCTTCGTAAGCAAGATAAGATGATGTGCAGTGTTCCTTCACTTTCTTGTACACGCCACGATATTTCATACTCACTGGTTTATGGGTATAAGCGCAGGAGATAACCTTCTCGCAAAGCTTGCGCATTCTTCTGCTCACATATCTTTGAACGCCTACAGACTGAATGCAGTACAGTATGAGTTTACTCAATCGAGGGATTGCGTTATTCGTGCAGAAGTCCGTTAACTGAAACAAATCATACCCATTATGTTGAGGTAGCGTAAAACCAAACCCACCTAGGGTATATTTGTCGTATTTCACCACAAAAGCAAATAATTTACAGAGACTACATTGGTCCACCTTATTGATATACTTCTTTTGCAAGCAATGAAGTAAATGTGGGTCTACTCGTTCAATCATCAGTTTGCTTGCGTCTGTAATCTCCAAATCATCGGGAGGTACAATCTCGTTGCTTTCGATTCTGTATGAAGAATACGAGGTGCTTGCATTATTTTGTGCAGTTGGCTTATTGCAATAGAGGAACCTTCCTGCAGACCGTCTTTCCCCACTTGAATTATTCCACATAGCTATCTTATGCAGGTTTCTCAGATAAGGGCTGTTGCTGAAATAGTAGAAATAACTATCACTCGGAATACTTTCCACAAGATTATAGTAGTCGTTCCTTGCAATAGAAAAATCTGATTTCAAGTCACTATTTTCAGAAATGAGTTTGAATGCTCTCTTCTGCTTCTTCTCTATTCTTCCGTAATTAAAGAAGATTACCTTCTTATTCTTGATGGCTTCTTCTAGCGTTCCAACATGGAAATCACATGTAGTGAGCAATCTCATCAATCGCTCATTTGCCTCCTCGGTTTTCTCGATAGATTCCCTTGCCTTAATTTTCAACGCTTCGAAGATGGCACTATTTCTTGCCGATTCACTCATGAAATACTTTTGCAGTTTTACCGCATAAAGAGCTAGCGCAAGCTGTCTTGATGGTGTAGGATTGTTATAGTCCTCCAACCATGCAAGCTTATCCTTATATGTTAGTGATGTTTTACCATTTGCCAACATATAGAGCAGATAGCAGTAAGCATCTTGGCAATATATAGATACTTCCACCTTATCAAGGAAGAATAACTCATAGTAATACATAAAGCCATTTACTATGCAGATTTCCTTGTGTCCGTTAGCTTTTACAGCATCATATAGAGCTGAAACCATTTCAGAATTGTATGGCAAAGGCATAGTCATAAAAGCTTCTATTGCGCTATATGGATTCCCTTGATATAGGAGTGGGCATAACTCATCTGGAGTATCATATTTAAGCCCCGTAACCTCACAAAATTGCTTGTAAGATGTTATAGATTGATAATCTTCCAATTCGTGGCTTATAGCGTAATAGAATATGCGATATGCAGAATACACACAATTCATAGCGCGATAGAAATCATCAGTTGCATGAAACGTTCTAAATTCTATCGTCTTCGTCTTGAAGTATGCAGAAATATTCACTGCATGACGTATGAATCCCTTCTTAGACTGATTTGTGAAGAGGGTTTGTAATTCATCAAACGTCTGAGCATTTTTTACTCCTTCGAAATATTTTTCTGTAGGAATAGGTTTTGCATTGAAGATGTTTTCATCCCAGTCTGAGATTTTCGCATATCTCTTAAAATATGGATAGCAGACATAAAAGAATAGATATACTTTCTTTAGCTGATCTACAGACAAATCTCCTACGTATATGTGAACATGAGTATCAATACTCCACTTAATCTTGCCACCTGCAGCAACCATCGATTCATATACAGAACGGAGATCATGCAGCTCTTTTAGGCAGCAAAGATGTAGTGGAGGGGTATTCACCTCTCCACCAAACTGCTTATTGCTTGAACAATCGGTATTATCAATGCTCTCTTCCTTGCTCCAGGAGTAACCTTCGGGCAAAGTTACCTTCGCCCTTTCAAGATTGCACATTTCGATTTCAATACCGAATGTTCTGTTTCTTATGTCGCTATCTACATTCATGAAGCATATCTATTTCGTTAATAATACCTAATCTATGAATAGTTCTTCCTGTCTTACGGAAGTCTATTCCTAAAGCTACACTTGCAAGCGTAATGAGGGATGATGTAACAGGTAACTCTAAGCCTATATGAAGGGCAATACTTTCCATCAGTACCAATCCCTCAGAAACGTCTTCTGTGATGTAACGTGAGTGAACAGATGTTGGGCTGATGGCTCTATCACTAGATTCTGAGTAACGATGCAAACTCTCTATTGGGTCTGACATATTGAAACCTCCTGCTTCAAATACGCTTGTTTTGAAAAAGCCCAAGTTTTTTAAGACTTTCATCTTTTCTTCGTCAAGTCTCATCAATAGATTGATAGTGGAGTCATTTCCTCTTGCGTATGCTTCACGATACATACAGAAATTTCCCTTTGAATATTCTATTCTCGGAATACTCATAATTGAACCTATCGTATGCAACACCATATTTGGATTGAGTAATGCAGATTCAAGCACGCAATATTTTGCTATAAAACCTTTGCTGATTCTATGCAGTTTCTCCATGCAGGTATCATGATTAGAAAAGCATGCTACAGGAATAAATTCATGCCTATAACCAACACGAAAAACAACTTCGTTTGGTTTATCATTCAACTCTACTCGTCCTTCCAAATATGGACCAGTTGCTTCTACTAACATTGGTAGTTTTCTGCAATGTTTCTCAAAATAAAAGGAGGATGCGTAACTACACACGCATACAACAATCTGATCCTTGTGAAGGTATTGATGTATGCGTTCTACTAGACACTCATAGAAGTTACTCTGAATAGTACAAAATATAACTTCTGCTTCTGCAACCTTGCTGAGGTCTTTAGAAACCTCTTTGATTGCAGTTTCTGTATAAGTTGATTTCTCTTTAAGAAAAACCCTTTTGCCGTTCTTGATAAGTCTATCAAAGGCATCTGATTTGTATGAAGATGTCTTTAGGAGTGTAACTTCATGACCTTTAATAGAGAGGTCTGCGGCAAAAGCTACACCCACGTTGCCCGTTCCTATAACTGCTATTTTCATGCTCTTTTATTTTAATTCTACAAAAATAGAGCGGCTAGAGGGACTCGAACCTTCGACCTTCACATTGGGAATGTGACGCTCTGACCGACTGAGCTATACCCGCAAAAGAGCGGAGAGTTGGAACCGCACCAACGACCTCAGTGATGGTATCACTGCGCTCTACTAACTGAGCTATCTCCGCTTATAATAACAATATTCTCTACACGCAAAAATGCTCGTCTTTCCGAGCCGTCAACCCTTGTGGGTATTTTGAAAGGAGGAATGCCTAAAACAAGCTTTGCTCCGAATAAACAGGATTCTTGGAAATTCCAAATTCCTCGACCTGTACTCCCAACTTTTCATTCAGCCATTTTGCCACTAGGTGGCGATGGCAAAAATCATCTGGCTTTTCGAAGCAACATAGAGCTACATCTTTTCCATTTGCCATTTTCTCTATTGCTGAGAGAAATGCTTTTGGGTCCCGATGAGCCAATATCTCAGAATTGAAACGTTGCACGTAATCTTCTTTAGATTTGGAGTTGTGAAGAATGTCCCATGATGGTGACACGTACTTGTTTGACAATCCTGTAAACCATTTCGGAGGGTAGAGGGCAATGCCGATCATCATGATACCAGCTTTTGCTAACTTAGCTCCGTTTGAGAAGTATGATGTATAAATCTTCATTTCTTTTGTAACTTTTTGCAAAGATAGATAAAATTATTTAATCAACAAATAGTTTCTTGAAAAAAAGTGAGAAATTATTTTTCAAGCGTACATTTTCTTAAGAAACTTCTTTAGATATTCGTTATTAATATCCTTTAGTGGAGTAGGGGAGAATGAGGTATCTCGCTCTACGGTTAAGCCTAACTTAGTTGTTAGCCCCTGCAACTCGGTTAAGCTTGTGTAGCCGTACTCGCCTTCACCACTTCCATTGATAGTGATTCCGTAGGCGATATTGTTCTCTAGGTCTGCTTCCAATATGAACCAAGACCATGCACCAATACAAAGGAAGAACTTTGCTTGACAGACGGCTTCTTCCTTTTTGCCATCCTGTGAGTAGAGAGGATATTTTTCCAGTCTCTTCTTAATTTCTTTCGTAATCAGTTTCATTGCTCTTATATTTAAATTGTTATTATTTATTTTTGATAGTGCAAAGGTAATCATTTTTTTGCAAATGACCAAATGTTTAGGGCTAAATATACTTTTTACTAACTTAGTTTAACTTATTGCTATTCAGATACTTATCGTATAGTATAGTTACCGCATCTGCTATCATCTGACTAGCATCAATTCCTAATGATTGATAGAAAGCACCATGTCCGCAAAGTGTTTCGTATGCAATTCGCATGATTCTACGTTCATCCTTTGTGAAATCATACTTAAAAGTCGAAAAGATGGAGAGCGCTCCTTTCAAATCTCCATCTTTTAACTTTTGCACACCTTGTGCAGTTTTACTCATCTTCATAAGGCTCAATCTTTCTTGTTGTGAAATCGTCTGCTGTCAAGATGATTTCTGACCCATTAACCATTTCTTCGACTTTATCGCATGCGTCACTGCCATTGATGGCATCAACCTCCACTACCTTTTGCAGGTATTCGGTTACTTGCACTTTAACCTTGTGAATGGCAGCTTTCTCTAGTTCCTCTATTCGAAGATTGAACACTTCTAGGAGTTCTTTGATTTCCTTTTCGATTTCCTCGAAATCAATGATGATATCCTTCAAGCGTTTAGGTGCTCCGTTTATTCCATGACCTTCTTTGTCACACCAGTTTAAAGCTTCACCATCTGGATCGAAGTTCTCATAGTAGTTGGAGAGATACGCCAAAAAACCATTCGGGTCATTGTTTGGCATTTCGATTGACATATTGAAATCTTGACCTGCAGGAGAATAACGCTGAAAGAAGATGTAGGCAAGGTCATTGCCATTATCTGTAGTATCTACTGTCCAACCCTTGTTTTGTCCTATACTGATAATCAAATCTAATAACTTCTGTTCCATTGTTCTAACTTTTAAATGTCGTTATAATGAAGACCTTCACCCTCCACTAATACATGGTCTTCGTTTTCTACTAATTCTGAGAGGGATAACCAGCATCCACGATAAAGAGACTTCTTCAGCTCTTGATAATGTCTTTCTGCACATCCCTTATCGGTGATGAGGGATTTTTTAAGTTGGTCCTCTGTGTAGAGATACCATATCAATTTGTATATCTTCATAATACTTATGTTTATTGTATGTGGGTAATCAGAAGAAAGCCATACTTTCTATTTAATGCAATATCGTATTCAGTTAAATGGTCCTTGAAATAATCAAAGCAAATATGTTGCAAGCTTTCAAGTATACTTATTGTTGAAGACAGAGAATTGCTGTTTGAGCTCTCAAAACTTACTTGTTCGTTACCTTCCGTCCAATCTACCTTAAAGCTATGATTACGGAAAAAAAGACATCCAACCCTTCCATTGAAGTCTATTGATGCAGGCTTATCGCTTTCATTTTTAGCGATTAAGGAAACCATCTTTACTAAGTCTATCATATCTCAATCCTTTCTTTGAAATCTATAATTTGGGCATTCCCTTTTATTAGCTATCACAAGCAGGACAGGGAATAACAGACCATGCTTGCAACCATTACCGTATTCGTTGGCTGCTTCGCAAGTTTCACAGCCATAATAGGTGTTGATGTTGAATGCGCTCATAACTAAATCTCCATTGCCACTTCAATTCCTTTCTTTGGGTTCTTGGTAGCTCTGTCTAGGCTAACCTTTCCATTGAATACCCCTTTCACAATTGCGTAAAATGAAGTGCGCTTATCCTCGGTGGTAGGTACCTTTCCGTAGCGTTCACAGGTAACGCCCTTATCGGTAAGAATTGTGTTGATTTCCATCATTCCGAAGTAAGACTCCTCGAAACGCTTCTGAATGACCTTGCCACACACCTTAACTTGGCATCCTTTCGGAAGGTTCAACTCTGGCTTCAAGCTGTCTTCGTAAGCCTTGACCAGGAAGAAGGCATAGACCTCTTGACCTTGATAACAATAGAAATTTTTTGCTACCGCAAGCATATCCTCTTCAAACTCTGTCTTAGGCTGAATCTTTGCCCCGAACTCGCAAACTGCCTTGACGTAAGTTTCATCCACCTTCAAATTGCCGTTATTCAAGATGGTGTCGATACCCTCCAAAGTTGCCGAGCGGTAACGGACGTGTTCAACCTTAGTTCCCTTTTTATAGACTGGGCAAATATCGTATTGAGCCTTTGCTGCCATGATGAGGTTCGTTTTAAGGATAGCATTCTTGTAGCTTGAATCCTTCCTACCGCCCCACTCCTCTATGTCGCCAAACTCATCATCGGTAGCATAGCTGATTCTGTAATCATAGAGTTCGTAGAGCTTTTTGGTAAAGTCAGATATGTAGTACATATCATTGATACCAAACTTCTTGATACATTCGCAACCTACTTGCAGTTCTTTGCCCGTAGCAATATTCTCAATCACATAAGCGTTCTTGCACCAATGACCGCAAAAGTCACATTTACCATAGTCTGCTCCGTGCTGAGGGTTCTTGAAGATAAGTTCCTTGGTCGGGTCGGCAGGAGTAAAAGCATCGTCCTTATATGTAGCAAGGAGTCTCCAACCACTCTGCTCTGGTATGTCGATCGTAAGGTCACATACCTCATGGAAAGCTTTGATTCTGTGTCCTGCAGTTCCATCTTCATTGATTACAGGATGATAAAACAACTTCTCATAAGGCTTACCTAGGGAGTAAGCGAAGTCCTTTACATTCTTACGTGTCTTGTCAGCAAACTTCTTGAATGCGTCAACTGACTCTGATGGAATAAACGTTTTTATCGTATTCATTGCTCTTATCATATAGAGGTAGGGTGGTTAGCCCTACCGTTACCTTTTTATGCGACATTCAAATATTTACGCAAATCAACTAATACTGATGCTACACTTACAAAGAATGGAATACCATTTCTTTCTTGCTGCATGTGGATTCCAATGCTTTCTAGTACAGCTTTTTCGCTTTTGTTGTAGAAGTTATCTGCTAGCGTACCGAACTCATTTTTGCCGTATGGCTTGTTCAATATATCGAATAGCTGTTCCTTCTTCATTTGCTCCTTCAACTTAGCTGAGTTCTCTTCTCTAGCTCTTGCAACTCTTTTGAAGTTCATCTTCTCCCAAAGAATGCAGAAAGCATCCTTATCTAGGTCACTTGCCATATATACATTCTCGATGGAAGCGTATTCGGTAGCATTGACCGACATTCCTACTCGCTGCTCAAATTCTTGATGTGTCATGATTACTTGTATAAATATGGTTCACCAATAGGGTCAATGAAAGGCTCTTCTTCTACTGAACTTGTATATTGAAGACCTTTAAGGGTAGTATCAATCTCATTATTGAGCTTATCAAGTGTATCTCTGTCTGATTGCTCTGTCATATCGAAAGAGTCTCCAGAAACCCACTCTAACTTTCCGTCTTCATTGACACCTTCGCAATCGATGTTATTCTTTACAAAAGGATTTTCGTTTATTCTTCTGATAGCTTCTTTGCTATCGGACTTTTCTATTGTTACTTTAACGTATTTCATTGCTCTTATCTTTTAATTGTTATTATTTATTTTTGATAGTGCAAAGGTAGTCATTTTTTTGCATTTAACCAAATTTTAACTATCTTATTTTCAAGTACTTATAATAGTTTAACTTTTAAACTTCTTTATAGTCTGTTTGCTAACTTTTGCTAACTTTTTAATCGGACGTATTGTAGTTTGGGAAACTTTTACTATCTTTGCAGCATGAATATACAAGAATATCTAGAACAATGTTCTGTTAAGTCCGTGGACGAGCTTACAGACGAACAGGTTGTGAACTACTATAGCAAAGGAAATGCAGGTCTAGCTCAAATGTGCGCAGTAGAATTAGCTCTACAAAACTATCCTATTAGCGGCTTTACGAGAGAAGAAATAATGCTCTCTATTCGCAAGGCAATGAAAACTAAAACAAAGTTTGGTCTGACCTATATTACCAATGAATCAGCCGTAGGTCCTACCGAAAGAAAATCAAGATGGGTGGTAGAACCATAGACTACCACCTATCTTTTTGTCGGTTTGTTTAGCTTATAATACTTCTCATAGAGAGCCATAGCTTCATTATAAAGCCTTGGCAAAACCTTTTTGAAGTATTTATTGTTAGACCAATAATTTTCGCTTAAATGGGCTATAATCTCAGCTAAACAATTATGCGAACTCGATGCGAAGTAATCGACTTCGTGTCCTAACATTCCCTGTATCCAGTTGTGGTCTTTGTCGATAGCTTGCAAAGTATCAGAGATTTTGCCAAATTGTTCCGTTACATCATACGTTTTGTCTTTTACGAGTTTGAGCTCTTCAAATAGTCTATCAGCGATTTTCCATCGCGAAACACCTTCTCCATCTACGTATCTATATTCGGGCTTGTTGTAGTCTGCAAAAAACCTTTTATAAAGATTCTTGAAGTCTGCATTTCCTTCCCAATTACCTTGTAATGCGGCTTTAGCGTGTCCGTATTCGTGATATTGGAGACCCTTGCGATACCATTCTGAATTTAAGATTCTTTCCTTTAGACCATCGAAGTCTATTCGCACATGATTGTATTTGCTCCAAAAGTATGCTTTGTCGCCGCTGAGGGTGATACAAGGAACAAACTTGTCAAAGCTATCATAAAACTCTTTCTTTCCGAGCCATTTGGTTGGACTTAGCCCAATACCTCTAAAGCCTTCCACGATGGTATGAGGTGTATTGCAGGATAGCTTATCTAAGCCATACGCAATCAAATCTTGATCCGAAGACAGCTTGTAGATGTTGTACGCACCCTCTATCTCACGATAAACCCTTTCATAACCTCGGACATCTATCCTTGCAGTTTCTATGGTCTTGATATAATCATTGAAGCGAGGAATCCACCTTGTAGGAATGATGCTCAAATCTGCTGTTCTCAATTCGTTCAGATGGGTAGCAGCTTCCATGACCTCCTTTAAGCCGTTATGATACTCGTCAAGAAAGACCTCATAAGCCTTGCCCCAGCCTTCTGTTATGCGAGCCGATTCTACTCTTATCCAAGAATTGACGTTATCAATGTTTGGACCATACAGATTTTGCATGAGCTTCTTTCCTGCCTTAACTGCTTCCTGGTCGTCTAATGCAATCTCCAATTCCCAATCATCGAAATCATCTATTAACTTCTTAGGCTTCAACGGAATAGAACGAAGGTCTTGCAGTTCCCTACGAGCTTCATCATAGGTAGTCTTCAACTTTGGTCTTATCTTGCTCACTGGTTCGAATTGTGTAGGAGTGATATTCGTAAACTTCTTGGTTATTCCATCCCTCCAATCACCGAAATCATAGCTATAATCAAACTTAGCCAGATAACTTTTCTTTATCCTGCCGAAAGACTCTACAGCTTGACGAACCTTATCATCATACTTATCGAACATATCTGACAAGACAGAACGTTCACTATCAGTCATCATTCCAAAACTCTCTTTAAATTGATGTGTAGTGAGGAATTTTTCAAAGCTTGATATATCAACTTCATAGGCTTTAGCATTTCGCCTTAATGTTGCTATGTCAGAATTATCTACATCTATGTTATATTTCAATAAGTCTCTGTTCTTCCAAGCAAGCTTTATGGCTTTTTCGTCTCTGTCAGCATGGCGGTACTCAGCCGCGTCCTCAACGGACAGGTGCCAATACTTTCTGTTATCCTTCAAGAAGTATGGAAGGGTTTCAGCTTGCTCGATTCGGCTGCGGTTATTGCGTACCCAGTCATTAAAGTTCTTTGGGGTGCGAGAAATCACAGCTGACTTCTGAATGGAAGGAGAACCATAATACTCTTCATCGCTCATCACAATAGGTACAACATAACACATGCAGTTAGGATGCCAACCTAGGAAGACAAAGTCTTTTGGGTATATTCCCAACAAATCATCACAGATGTCAGGTGCAGGGTGGCGTTTACTCAACTTAATCTCATAGCCCAAGATGAAGTCAAATTGCTGCCAACGTGTCTGCTCTGCCTTTCGGTAAGCCATGTTTATCTCGGTTCTTGCCAAACGTATAGAAGCGTATTGGCAATTCGCGCATGTAGCGGCTTTTCCGAACTTTTCTGTATAATCAGCCTTTAATGAAGGGTAGTCTATCAGATACTTACTGATTCGCTTGCTGAGAACAACCGCAGACTGCCCTCTTTCTATTGCAGTTGATATGGTATGCTCCAGTTCCTTTTTCAAGGCTTGTGACTGATACCATAGTTTCTGCGAAACAGACAATCCCTTATCAACCCTATTCTGAAAAGCCTTCAAAGCATCCGAGTTAGGTTGGAAATACCTGTTGTACTTATCTCCGCCCTTCTCAAAATCATAAGCACGAAGTACCTTTCTTGCAAGTAGGTCCTGCATGATGTTACTTTCTTTCCACTCATTTGTGGTACCTGCATAGATGAGGTTATTCATCTGTGCAGCATAACTGGTCATGATGCCATTGATGGTTTGTTTCAGTTCGGGATAGTCCTCAAACAAGAACTCCGCAGAACCATCATAACCGACACCATCTATAGCAGTAGCAACTTGGCTAGCGATTCTATCATAAATGCTCTGAACTTGTGCCACGTAGTTAACTAAGCGTCTGTTCAGAGCATCGTATGCTTTCTTTTGATTGGGGATATTTGGTCTCATTTATTTCGGCTTATAATGTTCGTTTACACATTCCCTTTGATAGAGGATAGCAAACTCCTCATAATGGCAAGTGCCCAACGTTGGCTCTCCCGTAACACTAAGATTACGTGGATTGGAAACGTGGGCACATAATTTGCAGAACTGAGGTTCTTTTGGAATAGGCTTAACCTTCTTCTTTGGAGACATAGCAATTAACCTTTACCTCTACAATCGTATTGCCATCCTTCTGATATACTCTCTGCTTCATGATCTTGGATTCGATAGTATTGAGTACATCTTTCTTTGCCTGTGCGAGAGTTTCCTTTGTTATCTCACGCAAAGCTTCTCTCATGGACTTGACATGATGGTCTCGCTTGTAGTGGCGAAGGTAATTCTTGTCGATACTATAAGCCTTGGCACATACCTTTGGCTCTAGAATTTCTTTCTGTTCAAAGACAGTTACACTGATAGGGTAGAGTCTTCTAGCTAACTTGAATAGCCAAATTGCGATTTTTTTCTTCATAACTTGTGCAGTTTATTGCGTTTATATTGTTTGTTCACCCATAGCAAAAGCAGACTGCTGTACTGCTGCCGCATTAAGTTCATCCTGTCGAATATCCTCCATTGTCTGCTGAGGGTCTTCCGACTGCCCAAGCTTAACGATGGATTCAAGCTGACTTTCTACCGGCTTACCACCATTAGCCTTTTGTCTGATGGTGATGTCGTAGCTCTCATCCTTTGGTATGTAAGGAGTGATGATGTGGTCGCAGGTGACGTTATCTATCTCCTTTTCCCATTTTGGATTCATGACCTTCAAGAATGCCTTGATTACATTGAACTCTCTCTCAAAGAACTCCTTGAAAGCGCCCGATTCCATGCGAACTTTCAGATGTGCATCTGTGAGCAACGTCTGTCTTGCATCGTAGCCGATATTACCAAGAGATTTCATATTCTCAAAGCTAATATCTGGCATTTGAGAAAGCATCCAGTACAATCCGAGGAGGGTTTTATTCTGACTGCTAACCGCTTCTTGCGACTGATTCCATGATACGTATGAAATATCGCCATCATTTTCGACTCTCCATATACGCAAACTTTCTCCCTTTTTCTCCTGTCCGACTATTCCACCCTTAACTTTTGCGATTGGTGCAGCGTTATATGCAATCACGTTGCTATTGCGACTGACATTATACTCAAATTCACTTCGGATATTATCAAGCCCCTCGTAGATGGCGTGAGGTCGAGATAGGTATGCTCCAGGAATCTTATGGATGATGATTTCCTCACCACTCTCAGTGTTCCCATCCTCATCAACTTGTGCAGTTACTTCCTCCCACATTTCACCTAGATTACTTTTCTTCCAAATGAAATGATAGTTTTCTGTAAAGGTTTCGAAGAATGTTACCGTCTCTTTATCGGAAACGGTCTTATCATATTCAAACGACATAGCTTGCATATCATCATACTCATCAATGATAGGGTACAATCTTACTCCATCCATAGGGGAGAAGGTTTTGCACTTCAACTTGTAGTTTGATTCAAAGCCATATAGAGAGTTATGCTTCTTAACAGAATACCAGATGGTGAAGATTTCACAGCTAGCGAAATAGGCTAGTCCACGTTTGTAGTTCATGTTGTCAATATGAGCACAATCGTAGATTTTTTCTAATGCCTTTTGGATTTCCCTCTGAATATCATTTTCTGGAGTGTTGTACTTTCTCTTAACTGGTATAGAGAATGTAAATTCTGTTATTCTGTTTGTGAGCAGCTTTTCAAGGGCAACCGCTATACGGGATGATTTTTCACCATTGTCTTTATCACGAAGGCTTATGGTATCCGTCATCACCTTATGACTTTCTGGCTCGTAAAGCCCCAAAAGGTAACTCCACGAAGGGACCACGATAGTCCTTCTGCGTAACTCTTCTATCTTTTGGCTGATAGTATCAGTTTTCTTGAGTATTTCTTCGATGTTCATATCTTTACTACTTTTGGTGCAAAGATACTAAAAATATTTAATCAACAAATAGATTTAATCAAGAAATTGCATATTTATTTTCGCTTATAGAGCTTTTTATGTTTTTTATGATAATGAATAAAGGCGATACAAGCAAATCCGCTTATACCGCCTTAGATAGAGCAATAAAATATCTTATACAGGCATTAGTAATTGCGCCTTTTCTTTGTTCACGATTTCTAATACCATTTTAGCTGCCTTGTTTACGTCTGTCAAAACAGAAACAATGAACTTTGGTTGCTTTTTAAGCTTGCTGATCCAACCATCTAGGTAAGCAGCGTTATTATCTAAAATGCGACTGCTAAAGCCTAGAACATTTCCGATAAGAGCTGATCCAAGCTCCGCAACCAACTCTTCTCTTGCATAGTCCTTTTCTCCTTTCTCATTCTCAAACCCTCTATTCAATCTAGACTTGTGACCTGTTGAGTGAACCATTTCATGTAGAAGGGTTGAGTAGTACTCCTGTCCGTCCTCGAATATCTCCTGCTCTGTATTGCCCTTCTTGAACTGACTTTTAAGTGGTGTTGTAATATCATCTACCCCAACTCTGTAGAAAGCTCCACTTGAATACTTGTCGTAGCGGATAGGGCAGAGCCACTTCTGATAAAGAAGCATATCATCAATTTTCTCGTTGACGTACATACCAGCCGTGTCTGTCGGTAACTCATTCTTATCTTTAAGACTGAACTTCTCCTTCAACTTCTGCATCGTCTTAGGTGCTATCTCTTCGAGGTTGGTTTGACTGAGGTTGAACACATTGTAGCTCTTCAAGAAAGGCTGTACTTTGCAGTCTAGTTTGGCTGATCGAGTCATTCCGTTGTAGCTGTCTTCTGTTATTTTGTTTCCATTCTTGTCTTTGTACTGGATGGACCAAAACAGAACAGGGAAGCTTTTCTCTCCTTTGTTCACACTAGCTCCTAATGCCTTTATCTGTTTGAAGGTAGCAAAGATAGGATATTTGAATCTTTCTTCGTCCATCATGCAGAGGAACAGGAAGAATGAGTTCATTCCATTATATTCACGCCCTCCGAGGTTCACTGAGTTACCACCATAAGATGTGGTGAACCAACCCATCTTCCAATCTCCTGCCTTCATCTTTTGCATTCGTGAAATCATCATTTCTGCGAAATGCTCTAAAACGTTGTCTGTCTTCATTGCTCTTACTTTTTATATGCAGTTATTATAACTTCTTGCCATACATTCTTGCTATCTCATCGTAGATATATGCTCCGCTTGTATGAGGACTACAAAACAATCCAAGAATGCGGTTATCTACAGTGATGCTGTTTGTCTTGACGACAACTCCGTTTTTGATGTGGTCACAATAAACTTCATTGCCGATATGATAAAGCTCCATTTGGCGATTATAGGAATCTGTTCCAATGTACTCCTTACTCATGGAGACCTCCTTTCTTTTGAAGTTGCACCCATGCGTGATACATTTTATTGAAGTTATCTAACTTCTGAAGGATTTCATCCTTGCTTAAATATGAGCCAATTAAAACGTTGTAAAAAATGCTACAATCACCATTGAACATAGTGATGTCGATGAATCTTTGGCTAATACTTACAGTTATGGTATTGTTATGTATTCTGCTAACCTTTACCAATACTGCATTAACTGCTTTCTTAAAGTGAATGTTTGTTCTGTCTAACATTTCATTGCTCTTATTGTGACTAGTTGGTTGGACCAGTCGTTACCTTTTTATTTACTTAATATCTAAGAATTTAGAAACCTTACTAACAATCCCCTTTGCTGTTGAACATGTTGAAGCGGTTTCAACTGCCACACTCTTGCCATCCTCCCAATAGGTAATCTGGATTCTCAACTTGTTACCATAGAAGCAGTTAACTACATGCGCTCTAAGATTACCCTTACGAATGTCACCTTCGAAATAGTTATAACCTCCATCAAAATCACTTGTAACTGCTGCTATAACCTCAGCTTTGTTTGATACGTTTATTGTCTGTTTCATTGCTCTTATCTTTTAATTGTTATTTTTATTTTGATAGTGCAAAGGTAGTCATTTTTTTGCATTTGACCAAATTTTAACCTCATTATTTTTCTTGCTTAACTTTATATAACATATTGAAAATCAAAGTGTTAAATAAAACCTATTTTCCTCTATATAAGGCTATTTCTGAAATATGGTATAAGGATATGGGGGAAGAAAAATAGACAGCTTAGAAAGGCTTATGTAAGGTATTTGACCTTTCTTTAACTTAACTAATGTTACCGAAAATTACAGGAAGCTAATTTGACAAGAAAAGCGCAAAAACTGCTTTTAACATGGTGTTACGGAGTGTTAATTAGGCGGTTTGTCACCTTTTCTTGTTAGCAACTTCCTTAATTCTCGCACCTAATTCCTCAAATCAGCGTTTTCTTTTCTGAGTTGCGAAATGAGGTGATTATATGATAGTTCTGTTGTCTTATCCATATTACTTGAACTTGATGATGAAAAATTCCTGATCCAACCACTTGTCGGGGCATAAGCCTTTCTTTGGCTTGCCGATGGTGATACTCTCAATCTCCTTCTCAATTCGTGGACTATCCTTGCGGTAGCCATTAATGAAGAGGACGTGAGTGAATGGCTTGTATTCCGGTTCACCTGTCACACAACAATAACCGCCGTACTCATCAAAAAGCACTTCGCCGCCTTCGGCTTGCTGGTTTACAAGTCGGGATGCCCAATACGGCTTTATCTCCCGATACTCTTCATTCTTTCTTCTGTCCGCAATCATATCGAACCATTGCTTACTGACGGTGAGGGTCAATACTTTCTTTTCCATACGCTATAATTCTTCTTTTTCAAATTCACTTTTTGGAACTCTGTAAGATGTACTATGATATTCACACTCATCATCTTTACCTATAATATATTTGGCAAGCATATCTTTCAATGCCTTATAAGCTAAAGTGTTGTGACGAATCTGAATACGTATAAAGTTCTCATTATCACACATTGTAAGTGGTGATTGATTATTCATATACACCTTGCCTTTCTTACCAAGGTTACTTCCGTTGTAACGTTGGTAGAAATATCCGCTAGCCTTATGCTTGATTCTGTAAGGTTTAACCATAACTATTCTTCGTTACATAAAGTTTCTACTACCTTTGTTCTTGTGGTTTTTGTTGCAGGGTCATATTCGTCATGAAAAGCCTTTGCCACACCTTTTTTATTGGTAAAATAAACCACTCTGCCACCATCATAGAAACGATACACGGTTATACCATCCACAACAAATAGCTTCTCTACCTTAATTTCATTAATAGAGTCTGATGTTGGAATATTAATTCCTTTGTTCTCTTTGCAAGAAACGAGCAGGAATATAACCGATACAAATAATATAATCTTCTTCATATGCTAATCCTTTTTCCAATATTTACCAATTAAATAACCGATAACTCCACCCATAAAAGCTATATATAGAACAGCTATGGTAAGTATAACATAAAATCCCAAAATAACTATTATTCTTTAAAATACGACTTTATTTTATTCCAAACTTCCTTTGGTGAATAATGCCACATGACGTATATAGCAATAATCACCAAGGCTATTAAGAAATCTGTCTCTATATCAAATCCTTCTCCTATCGGGCTTATTATATGATATGAGCCATCACTTCCATAAGATATATAACTGTCATTCATAACTATTCATCAATTTTTACGCCAAAAGGAACGAGGTCAGCAAATGCAAACTTATCAAAAGCATCTTTAAATGAATACTGTATTGAAGTATATACTGATACATATTCTAAACATCGGATAAGATGCATAACTCCATCCCTTCTACAAACTACCCACCCAAAAGGCTGGTGATTGAGCATTTCTGTCCAGCACTCTTCTGCATCCTTGAATGGACGGTACTTTGGTTCTGGCTTGATTCGGTACTCTGTATTATTCCAAAACTCAATCTCTTTCATTTCCGTCCAATCATTCGGAATATCTGTACCTTCTACGGCACTTGGTTTTGTTCTACACTCAATTACCTTTCCTTCTGCAAATGCCTGAATAATAGGCAGCAAGACTTTTGCTTCTTCTCTTGTCATAATCAATCCTCCAACTCTTTCTTTGCGTTACACGTTGCTTGGTCTCCTTCATAGTAAGGAGCACCGACTTTAGGTAATATCTGAGTGCCCCTATTACAGGAACATTGTACTACCCAAGGTGCGTTTACCTTTCCACATCTAGGGCATATCCATCCTTCTTGTGCCATATTCTCTTCTTTTTACCCTCTCGATGATGTTATCAAAATAATAACGGATTGGAGTCTTTATGAGCCTTTCACTCATTAACGTTCTTCGATGTGTACTAAA